CGTTTTTCCGTTTTTCGGGACATGGTGAATTGATAACGGATCAAACGATTAACGGCAAAACTATTAAATTTGGTCGGTTTAATCATATAGAAAATCTCTGTTTGATAGCCGAAAGGAACGACCATTGTACTTTTGCCCTGTGGACTAAAAGAACCGACATTATCAAACCGTTTTTTAAGAAACGAAAAAAACCAGCCAATTTGATTCTTGTGTGGTCAAATCCGAAGGTCGATAAAATCATTAGCGATCCTCCCCCTTATTTCGATAAAGTTTTTAATAACATTTCGCGTGATTCTCACATCACCGATAACTGTTCCGGTCAAAAATGCCGCGATTGTTTGAAATGTTATAAGAAAGGCGGAACCGACGTTATTATTGAAAAAATTAAATAATCGGCGAAAACCGGCCGTTAAATAGGGGCGTGGTCGCGTTTAAACGGGGCTGCCCTTACCTATACACCCCTAAAAAAAGGAGATTTTATCGTGAACATAAACAGAGAAAACGAAAAAGAGCAGTTAATGCAAAACTTAGAACATGAATTAAACCGGTTATTACATCATCTCCACGATATGGAAAACGCCGGTTCCCCCGTTTGCAGATTGACCGTGAGACAGTCCGCACGAATGGCCAAACATTATTTTGATAAATTAGACAATATTTAAAGGAGATTAAATTGAATAAACAGCATAAAACTATTTTTAAAGATCCGAATGGTTGTCAATGGTTGATTAAACTAAGTAAGAAGGGAGATCGCGATCTTGCTGGTCAAGTGAACCGCTCCCCAGATTTAGAGCATACGATCATAAACGTGGTTTTAACCGACGGGATGAAACACACGCCGAAAACTGGTCTCTTGTTGTTTGGGTCTTTTTTGAATCTGCCCGACTACGATAAGTTAAAAGATGCGAGAAACAAGTATTTTCCAGAAATGAGCGATTATACCTTAAATGAAGTCAAAGCCTGGGTCATGTCATGCTTGCATTATCTGCCCTCGGGTCGCTATTTTGTCGGGGATCCGTGTTATTTCTTGTCGGAGGAGAATAAACGTTTCGCTTATGGCGAATATATGAAACGTCGCGAAAACAACGATATAAATCCGGTTTTTCTCTCCATAGAGGGGAAAATTCTAGCTATGGTGGCAACGATTGTCGGTGATGGTGGCTTTCTAGACCAAGACAAACGGGAATACAGCGTCGATTCTGGCACGTTGGGGGCGATTCCTTTTGATCTGTTAGAGGATCGCCCAAACATGGTTCCCGACGATTTGGGCAAAATTCACCGATTCAACAAACCGTTTCAAGTGAAAAGGGGTCTTAAATCAACTATTCATTTCGGCAAAATTAGAATCAAAATATAAAGGAGATATTATGAAAACTATAACAAGAATTTTTAACGACGGTGGCAAAATTACTGTTCATTTAAAAGATGGGGTGATTTGTGGCGTGGCGGGAGCGATGAAAAACCGCGATTTCAAACGATTTTTAGAGGAGATAAGGGGGTTAAAAAATGTCTGATCTTAAAACACTAGCTCTTGCTATTTTTGCCATTAGCGTTATTTTATTCGGGTGTTTTGCACTCTCTCAGTATTATTTAGTGCTATCTTATAGCCTGGGTAGTTAATCAATCGGGGGGAATTATCCCCCCCTTTTTTTTGTGGTCAATGATCGTCACGTTTCGGTCGTGATAATTATCGGAATATTTTTGGATAATGCCGAATTGTTTTAACGCCGACCAAATAATAAAACCGGTAAAAATTAACTTGATAATCATTTAATAACTCCAAATGGTGGGGCGTAAATCGCCCGTTTTGAGGTCTAAATGGATAAACCGACCCGTACCCTTCTGATTGATGCCAATGCCGTTGAAACGCGGTATTGCGAGTTTTAGCAATTCATAAGCATTTTTTCTATCCACGCGGATATCAACCGCGACCCCTAAAACATGAGCACCGTCCCGACCACTACTACTGATCTTTTCATTGTAATCTGGACACCGATAGGCAGACGATAAAACGATGGGCTTCCCCCAATCTTCCCTTAATTGATCCAACGCCTCCAAAAAATGCGGTTGCATCTCGCAAGTTTCGCAACCACACTGACAAATTAGCTCCTTTTTATCAAAATATCGTGAAACGTCCATGTTCCCTCCTAAAATGGAAGATCATCCGGTATAAAGTCGTTTTCCTCTACCGGCACATCCTCTCCAATTTTTTTAATTTTCCAAATTTTCAACGAAAGAAAATGACGATGTTCAAATTTACCCTTCCCAGGCCGTCCTTTAACATTGGCGGTAATTTCTACCAAATCGCCCCTTTTGATGGGGTTCAATAAATCAATAGTATCATTAATAGCTTCGACTGGAATAGTTTCTGGATAATCCCCACCGGTATCAATTACTATCTCCAGTTTTTTAAACGTATCTGAAATCTCTTGAATTTCTTTTTTGACTATTACTTTTCCCGAAAATACATACGGTTTCGCTTCATTCATTTTCTTAAATCCTCAATTTTAATTTTTGACTCGCTATCGGGGTTTTTATATTCAGCCTCCAAATCTGCGACGTTTACGTTCAGTTTTTTCAATTCAACAGTCGCCAATCGTTTCCAACTAGTCGACCCTTTTCGACCTTCCTTTTCCACGATTCGCAAATGGAACCCCTCCGAATTGATGGGGATTTCGCCTGAGTGAATCGCTTCCATTACCTGTTTTTCAGCATCGGCAAAATCGTCTTTCGCTTGTGACAAATGATCTAATGCCCTTTTGTAGTTTTCTAAAATCGGGCGTTGATCCGGAGAAATCGGAACACAATCGGTCATGTCTTCCTCATCACATTCCAACAACCACCACATTTCTTCCCAGGCTTGTTTGATTTCTGAGTGAATTTGGGGATTCGGTTCTATCCCAAATTCTTTCCATTCACCATCACGCGGATCAACTATGATTAACGTTGCACATTCCGCCTCCGTCACCATTAGCTGATGTTGGATCTGATAAAAATGCAAATCCCATATTTCTCCCTTGTCCAAATGAGTAAGGGTAGGGGACGTTTGACTGGACGGAGCTTTGACTTCAAGAATCTTTGAAA